ATTGCAGCATGGCCACCCTAATCGGCTCTGGAACAAGCTGTGGTGTCGCCCCATACCCTGCATCATAAGTAATCTTTAACCCGTTAGCCGCCCGCAAGCTGGTCGGGTAACTGCCCCCATCACGCAACACGATCCGCGCAGGGCTGCGCACGGTGTCGACATAATAGTTTGTCGCGGCCCATGTGTGCTCAGTGTTATCATCTGTAAAATATTTAATGTTTGCCACGCTAATCGCAGGGGCTAACGCAAGCTCAATGAAATTTTGATAGTTGACTATGTTAGGGCCAGTTTTCCAACCCTCCCAAAGCGGCTGTTCCACCTCGGAAAATGCGTCGAGGTATTGCGCAACCGTGCGTGTGATTAAGGCCCGACCAGTATAGTTTTCGGCCCATATCCGCGCAGCTAAAACATAAGCCCGCACCTGTGCATCATCGACATCATCATCAAGGCGTAGGTGCTCACGCGCCTCTATGCGGCTGATAGGCTCAACGGCTGGGCCTGTGACTTCTTCCAAACCTGACATGGCCTATTTCCTTTGTCTGCCTACGCTTTTTTCTTTGCGCGGGGCTTTGCCTTTGTTTCTTCTGGGCCTGCGTTGCCTTGCACCTCAATCGCTGCGCCCCTTGCAACCATTTCCTTAGCCAATGCCTTCTCCCAAGGCTTGTCCGTTGGTAGTGTTTCACCGGCCATATATTTGCGGGTCTTGGTTCCAGCGCTATTTGTCTGTCCAACCACGCTGTAAATCATTTTAAATTCTGCCACTTTATGCCCCCTAAGGACTAATGTCGGGGGAAACGCCCGTGAAACGCTTCCCCCTAAGTTTTTATGAAGTTGCGTGTTTCAGAACGCGCATAGCTTCGGCAAGAACAACCTCACCACCAACACGCTTGCGAGCGATATAGCGCACAAGTCCAGTCGATGCTTGGCTGTATGGGTCACGCAATACTGACAACGCAACACGATCAACGATCATATACCCGCGACGGAAGTCACCGATAAGAACAGATTTTGCGCCAGAGGCGGCATCTGCTACATCAGGGGCTTCCACATATGGGGTTCCGATGATTGTGTTTGGCGCACCAGATTGACCTGAGAAACCAGTTTGGAAAATGTACTGGCCCGCAGTGTCTTTAAGCTTACGAATGATGCCTAAAGTTGTGCGGTTAAACATCATCGTAGCGTTAGCCGCATACTCTGATTTCAAGCCGTGTACCAAGTCCATCAGGTTATCAGTTGAGATAGCCGCAGAAGCTGCACCTGTGGCGGTGTGAGCTACAACGTTACCGTTGGTGATACCTGTTGGTTTGTTGGTGCCGTTGCCTACGATGAAGGCATTGCCCTCAGCCTTAGCAAATTGCTCAGCAAACTCTTGGTTCATTTCCGCTTCCATGTTGAACGCGCTGTCCTCAAGCAACTGGCTCGAAATATCGACCAGAGCATAAGCTTCGTGCGTTGGGATGGTTTTTAATGCGGTTGTGTAACCAGTAGTCTCCGAGCGTGTGCCAGTTTCCGCAGTCCAAGCCGCTGCAAAGTTTGCGGTCTTTTGTGGGATCTCAATCTCTTTCGAGTTTGTTTGGCGTACACGGGCAACAGAGCGGACAGGAGAGATTTCTGTTACGATCTTAATGATCTCTGCAACATACTCCTCTGGAGCCAAGTTACCGGCGGTGGCGGCTGTACCAACAGTCAAAGCTTTGGTTTCTTCTGCGTCCAAGCCTTCTTGGCCTTTGCGCATAAACTTATCCCAAGCTTTCATTGAGAAATCGATTTCCTTTGCTTCAAGGCCAACTGTCGGGCGCTTAAGCATTGTTTCGATCCCATCAAGCTTCTCAGCAAAACCTTCGGCGGTCTTTGCTTGCTGAACTAGCTGTTGGTTTGTGTTCTCAAAGCGATCAAGATCGGCTTCGATTTTTGCAAGCTTAGCCTCAACCATTGGGTCGGCTTCGCCCTTCTTTTCGATCTCTGCAAGGCGCTGATCATTGGTTGCTTTAAATTCCTCGAAAGCACCGTTGATCCCTTCCAGAAACTTTTTCATATCATTATCTTCCATGATATTTACCCTTTCTGTATGTTAGGATTTTAGGATTTTGGTTAAGCGATCAAGCTCACTAACCAACTCAGAAGGCATTTCCTGTGCCTCAGCATCCCGCTGACCCAGTGCCTTTGCCACGGCTGACGCCGCAACTTTCGCCTCGCTCCTAGAAAGCTCTCCTGCATCCCGCAAGACTTCTTCCCATTCACGGACTGTCCTGTCAGTCTTTACCGCAGAAACCCTAGCTTTGGGGTTCATCGGAAAAGTAACCGCAGAAATTTCCATAAGGTCTACCGACTTAAGATAGCGCCGCTTACGCTTGTCATCGTAGTCGTAACCCTTTGCATCGACGCGATACCCAATGGAAAGACCATCGATTGCGCCCATCTTCATCAACTCATAAACCTCTCGGCCCCGCTGGGTGCCCATTGCCAAGCGGCCCTTTACCTTTAGGCCACGACGATCTTCAATAATCTCATCGAACACCCCAATCGGTTCATCTGGCCGGTGCTGGTAGAGCATCTTTACCGCCCTCGGCCCCTTACGGCCTATTGACTGTGCAAAAGCGCCTTCAACAACCACATCGTTCCCAAGGTCTTTGTTTCCAAAGATCGAGCCGTAACCACTAAACTCACCCTTGTCCTCTTGGTCATCCATTGCCTTAATGTCAAACTTGACGTCTAAGGTGCCATCTTCCATCTTGGCCTCTTGCTCAGCGATGTACTCCTCGACATCGATTTGAGTTTCATCATCTGTCATTTTGCTGCCCTCGTTAAATTGGCTGATACAAACGGCGATCCTCTGATCTCTGTTTGGGAACTCTGTTATTATTTTATCATCACTGGCGCAACGCCCAAGGAAGGCTTCGCGTGTTTCTCCAGAATGTGGTTTAGGTAAAGGCATCCCCGCCCTCTAGCTAAGTTTGTGTCAATCTAGCATATCTAAAAAGGTTTTTGAACCCGTCAAACAAAATCAATAGACTAAACCCGCTGGGGTGGGCTCTGGGTCGGGCAATGGCCTGTCGTTAACGATGGCATCCACAACGCTCTCTATCGGCGCTGCTCCCCAATCTGCGCCGCTTACAAGAGGTTCTTTGCCAAAGTAGTCAATATAAAGCTGGACCCATTGATCGTTGTCATCAATCGCCTCAATCCGCTGCCTAAGCTGCACCTTATCCATCTGCAAATTCCTTTAGTGCTTCCTCAATAAAAGCAATCGATTTTGGAAAGTATTTCCGCGCATATTCTAACTCCGCTTTATTGTTAAGCAAAGAAAAGATATTAGCAAACGTTTCAATCTTATCATTATCTGTCCTGTTGTAATATGCTTTCCCATGCCCCCAAACTTGCATGTCGGTATGGAAATATCCTTTTGTTGCCGCATCAAGCATATCAGCAATCGCACCCGCACCATCCCTCCCGTCCTTAGGTTGCCAAGATTTGTACTTGGTGACCATACCCTTGCGCCACCCACTTTGATAAGTTTTTTCAATCGTTTTTAATTCAAAGAGCTCGTCCCTTAATTTATTTAAAAACTTTTTTGCATCTTCCGTAACGGTTGGTTGACCTGCAGTCCGCAAGCCCATCGCCTCACAATCTTCATTGAAAGCAACCCTAAACCTTCCTGTCGTGCTCCAAAATCCACCTTTGCCTGTTGCTTTTGATAGTTCCCAATCAACGTGATGTCCGTACTCATGCTCTGGAACAACCAGTTCCAAGCCTGTTTCGAGCCTACTGCCGCCGCCATAATAAACCCCCTTACCCTTGCCAACGATTATCTGTCTTGGCTTTGGAAGTTTTCTAACGACCCTCTTTTGTGTGGTGTTCAAGCGGCTGTCCATCCACTCGTTAAAAGCCTTTTTGGTTTTTTCGCTTGCTGCTTTGCCTTTAGCGTTAGCAAAAACTCTACTGCTAAAGTCTATCATCGCAGGCGTTGGCACCGTTGGTTCCGGTGGTGTTGGCTCTGGCGGGGTGGGAACCTTTCTACGGCGGCGGCGGCGCGTTGGC